GGCACTAACAGACCAAACTCAAGTAACCATCCGATGGTGCTAGGACGGTTCCTTTCCAGGGATCGATCTGTTTCGACGAGCAACACCTCATCGATCGTATTAAGTCAACCATATGGCTGATACGACTACCGTCAAAAGGCGGGTCTTCGTATAAATCCGGATGTACCACTTCGGATTCTCTTAATTCTTCCTTTTTTATCTGGTGATAGCGGTTGACATAAGCTAAAGGTATTAGCTTGTCATTCCTCTGTAACGGCCTACGGGTCGCACTAGTATATGAATGATCGTTGAGTATTATCGACGTTCGAAAACGTCTCCTCCTAGTCTGAAAAAATGCCAGGGCATAATCTCGGACACGATCAATCTCCTCTAGCATTGCCGCGTTCTCTTCTTCTCTTGAAAGATTGTATCCTTCAGGTTCTGCAACCATCCGAATAGGACCCTCCAATTTCGGTTGAGATTCTGCAGGTGCAGCCGTTATGGCCTGACGTATTTTCCTATCCGTGCGACAAACTCGTTGTAAATGAGCCGGCAATGCATACAAGTGCTTATCTTGTTGTTTAGACAAAATATGTGCGTTTGCACGCACCACTTGCCGGAAAGCATCCCGATCACACGTAGCCTCGGCGGCAAAGCCAAGAACGTCTTCCACATCCGGTTTCATCCACAAGGCTGAAACATTCGTTTTCTTCAAAGCCTCTCCACGAACAAAAAGCTTCGAATTCACCTCCGCTATACTAGAATCACACATGGACTTTTCTTCATTGACAACAAGACCGACCTGGCTGCCTTGTTCCAAAATGTGACCCCGGATATTAGTCCCGCGTCTCACCTCTCTTAACAACAAATCATCGCCGTTAATCAGCAATGGGTGAGAGCTCCACTCGCGAAACGATATCTCCCCCTTCTCAAGAGCAGCAGTTAAAGCCATATCAACTACTGTCTTGTTGATCAAGCAGAGTACGGGAAATGATAACAGAGAGCCCATCGGTTGCCCTCGTGTTGCCTCAAAACTCGTCCCTTCAACTTTAAGAACTGAAAAGACACGTAGAGCACGTATCTCGTCTTCAGACAGTTCATCTGCTTGTTCAATCAGGATCTCAACCGCAGCTTGCAAATAAGCGGTCTTAATATTATCGGTAGCCGATTTGTAGTCAAAGGACAAATAATCAGCACCGGTCAAGCTCCTGATGTGCTTGTCAGTTGGGTCTCCAACAAGCAACCATCCCCACCGTTGTATACTCGCATGAAGGGAGTAGTGTAGAGGACCAAGAATCCGCGAATTCTCAGCCGAATAAACAGTCACAACCCGTGGTTTCCCCGAAGAGAATACAAGTTCTGCTCTACACGTATCGCTAAAACCCTCACGGTTCCAGTTACCCCCTTCTCGTCTTGTGAACGCCTGCGAAGCGTTACCGTTTGGGATAAACGGTGACTTGCGACGATTCCATCCTTTCTCAACGTTCGAGCGAAAAACGTTTCGAAACCTCGAAAGGTGATGAGAGTCTACCTCAACAGGACGGTCTCTCCCTTCAATCCATTCGCTAAGTTGTCGTTCAAATGTCGGTAAACATTTTTTACAACAGTTGTCTTCAATCTTGGCAATTGTCTT